TTTATTATCTACAACATTAACACCACCCGGTTGATTCACATATTGATAATCCATACCTGGTTTACTTCTACCTAATGGCAAGAACTGTGAACCAATTGCACCTGCTAAAGCTAAAAGAGGATTAGTTACACCAAGAAGATTACCCGCTGTTAAACCTACGTTTGCTCCAGCTTGAAACATTAAAGGTCGGGCAACTGTATTTTTTAATATACCTGTAAATCTATTATCTTGTGGTACACCAAGGTTTCTTGCAGCATTTAGTTCACTTGCAAGAATAGGAGTAGCAGAAAGTGTATTTTGAGCTTGTTCAGTTCCTAGTATTCCGTCATAGTTTTGATTAGCTCCTTGACCAAAACCACTTTGAAGAATATTGTTAGGATTAAATGTTTGGTCTCTACCATCGTAAAACCTTGCATCGGAGCCTTGAAATATTTTTTGAACATTGGCTGGAGGAAAACTGCTAGCTAATTTTTCTGCAGCTAAATTAGCTGTAGAATCTAAAATTGATGTTGGAGAACCTCCACTCAGTAATTCAAATAGTGTTGCCATTATCTTCTACCGTCCGGTTGTATATCTAATCTAAACGTACCCAGCTTCCAGTCTTGACCAGATCCTGTGTTTGCTACCTTAAGAGCGATTGCTCGTGCTCTTGCTCGTGTATCTACTTTAGTCGTTGATGAGCTAATTGTAAAGGGACCTAATGATGAGCTTGATGCTGTATCATTTGAATAGTTACGTAAATTTAGCGTAACTTGTGAGTTACCGGTTTGTGAAATAAAGTCTGGTATAAATCTCCTAATCTTCATAATAAATTCACCATCACCTCTAAGCTCTGCTGCAGGTCCAACACCTCTTGATACCTTTTGTGTAATATCAAAATCACCAGATATAATGTTTGCTGTAATCGCTGTAACTGTTCCACCCTTAACTTGATCGGTCCCCGTTTCATGTTGATAGTATGTTGATGTACCGTCCGTGTTGCCTTGTACATAAGTGGCTGACGTTGCTGCTTCAACACCGTCCGCATCATATTCTAATGCATGGGGTTTACCAAAGACTGCTGAATCTTGCCACGCGGTTCTTGCTAATGTTCCAATCGTCCACACAGGTCTTTGTGCTGATGAATCAAAGTAATTATAACAAACCATTCTGTTTACCACAGAGGATGTTGACGTTGGATAGAACCACATAATCTCACCAAACAAGTTATTAAGTCCTGCTGTAATCATTTGATTACCTGAGTCTAAATTAATATCATCGTATACATGGTCTTCAACTAAACATGGTAAAGACTCTAATGAACCTGCATATTTAAAGAAACCATTCTCTGATAACCAGTACGCTGCACCATCTACTTCAACAACCGCATTCTTACCTGCAAGTCCACAGTTCGTACCTGCTTGCTCAAAGGCAAAGGTAAATGGCTGACCTACAAAACGCATCGTAAACAAAGCAGTGTCGGTATAAACATAGATTGCATTTCGACCTCTAATGGCTCCCATGATCCTTGATCCGTCGGCCAGTCTTTGTGTACCTGCTGTATTCGTTGCTGTAGGTGCATAAGTATTAATATCCTCTTGGTCAGAGAATCTTACAAACATATCATCCTGTGTAGTCTTTGTACCAATCGTAGTTTCTGTACCAAAGAATACTAAGTGTCGATCTGGTGTCGATACTAGCATGTGTCTTGATGCTGTAGGTGCACCTGAAATAATTGTTGCTCTTGTTGATGTAGCAGCTGTAATAGATGAATCCCACTCAAAGACTTCACCATTACAAATTAAACAAATGGCTTTATCACCAAAGTTATCTAGCGACCAGAACCCTGGTTCGATAACTAAGTCACCCGATGCTGCCTCACCCCATGCTACGAAGTTCGTTGAACTCGTAACGGTTGCTCCACCCGAGTGTGATGCGGCTGTGGTGTTTCTTACACCTCGTGTTACACCTGACAGTGTGTTTGATGTAATACCTGTGTAAGATATTTCTTCTGTTCCTATTTGTATAAAGTTTGTACCTGATGTTGGAAACTGTGATGCGTCTGTTAATGTTATACTTGTTGCAGAGTCTGTAATACCTGAAGCTAGTGTAGTTGAAAAAGCTCCAACCTCTTGACCGCCCCAGGTTCCTAGTGACCAACCAAAACCCTGTGCCTGTACATCTGGACCCACACGATAATAATGTCTTACTCTTATACCACCAGACTGTGTTGCCCCGGACCCTGATTCATTAGACGGCATCGTAATAGTAATGGTGTTAGATGCAGGAACCGTTGTAACCATAAATCTTATATCGTCAAAATTAGCTGCTGCAAAATCTGAATCTGTAATCGTTGTAAAATTATCTAATAAAACAATGTCACCTTGTTGAATACCATGATCACCTGAAAAGTTTATCGTAACTGTTGCTGATCCGTTAGTCGTGCTAAATGCATTAGTAAGTGTTGTAGTAGATTTAATAGGGTGAATGTCATAAAAAACACCACCTGAGTATGCGTATAAAATTCTGTTTGTTCCTATAATAGAAAACTTCTGACCCGCACTGTTAGTGAATTGGTGTAATCCTCTAGCTGCACCGGTTACGTTGTCCGCACCTAACTGTTTCCAACCCCCTATTTTCTCAGGAAGTTGATACCTAAAACGAACATTATCACAGTCTACCCACTGCGCCTCTCCACCTGTAGGTGTGACCTGTTTATTTATTCCTGGTAAAAAAGATACCTTCTGTAACATAGAACTCCAGATTATATTAGATTGCGTTGATATTCAACGTTATTTGACTATTCCTAGCATAGGTCTTTTATCATACAAATTGCTCTTTGCAAACTGTCCATCTGCATGATTATAGTGCAAGAATACTTGACCACATAATTGACCCTCAAAAGGCTCTCTCCAGTGCTCTAACTCACAGCCAGAATAAATAAGCATATCACCAGGTTTTAAGTCTACTTTTATACCCTTGGGTGCTCCAGGCTTATGTATGCCTTTATACTCGTCTATGACGTTGTCAGACCCCGTAGGATCGATAAATATAGGCCATGCATCTCCACCTAGGTTTAGTGTAGTCGATATTTCACAGCTAGGTCTATCTTTATGTCTTCTTAAGATATTACCTTTTTTATAGAGTCTTGTGTAAGAATACGTAGGCACTAATTTAAGTCCTGTCTTCTTCTGCATCACAGCTATGGTTTTAACTAGTAGTGTCTCCATTAATCTGTCACCATATTTAGCGTAAGAATTTGGAACTTGTGCATCGTTAAAATTACCAACGAGTTTATTGCCTGCATGAGTTACACCATTGTTTAGCATCCAGTGATCTGCCTCAGCTGATATTTGTAAATACCTATAAGCTATATCTGCCACTTCTTTTGATATAGCACTACGGATAACCTGATATTTATTTTTTTTAAAACTCATATTTGTATAAAATTATAAGATACAGATATTCTCCAGTTCTTTTCACCTTTGTCTGTATTCATATTTATATCAACACCGTGAGGTAGCCAAGATGGAAAAAAGATCATACGTCCTTCTAGTGGTTCATAAGCACATACTCTCCATAATTGTTCAGGTAGATTATCTACTCTTCTAGGCATATGTGTATTAGGTCCTGGTCTAGGATCTTCTAGAAATAGTTTGCCTGAGTTCTTCGGTACTTTAATATAGTATACACCTGACCACATGGAGTTAGGATGTGTATGTGTTTTGTTATAACTGTATGTTGGATTAATATTAGCCCACATATTACCAAGTCCTAGTTTACCACTAATACCAAAATCTTTATTACATTCGTAAGCCATTTTAAATAGTTCATCGATAAGAGGTTTGTATTCTTTTCTCTTATCCATATCTGTTTTGCTGTGCCAGCCAAAACCAGAGTTTGTTTTCTTTTCTCCTTCAGGATCTGCTTTACGCCACTTCTTTATTTCTTTAATTAAATATTTATTAAGTTCTTTTGAATTAGGTATATCTTTAAAATAAACAGCAGTTGGAAATAATATCTTTCTTTGTAGCTTACTCATTTAAATGGCGGTCCTCCAAACCACATCACTAAAGATTTTCTTACACCTTTTTTAACGGGTGCAACTTTGTGTCTTAGGAATGATGCAAAGAATATAGCTTGTCCTTGTTTCAAGGGTAGGGGTTTGTTATCCCCCATCTCTGAAAATAAAAGATCTCCACCTGTAAACTCAGATGGATCTGATAGTAAACAAGTCATAGATATTTTTCTAATTGGATTTTGGCCCTCTTGACCAAAAGCATTGAGATCCATGTGCCAATCATAAAAACCTTTTTTAGGATACACTGTAAACTGTGCAGGCTCTGTAAGTCTTACACCATCAAAATAAAAATGATTTAAGTTTACAATAGATAATTGATTCTCAATCACTTTATACATCTGTGGTAATTTATCAAAAGGTATCCAAGATATTGTTGTTACTCTTTTCTTGGTGTCGTATTTACCAGATTCACCTCCACCCACTTTAGCTTGTTCAGGTGCACATTGATGACCAGCATCGATAATCATCTTACATTGTTCGGGTGTAAAGATAGGTTGTGTAGTTGTGGCAACATAAGATTGCCATCTAGGCATTCTTGGTATCATTCGTTTTGCCCCGATCCTGTTCTTGAAGAGACAGGATTGTAATCAACATCGACATTACAAACTAATGTCCTTCTTGTTTCTTTGGTTCCGTTAAATGGGTATACACAGTGTCTCATGTCATAAGGAAAAACATAGAAGTCTCCTATCTTCATGTTAGGTGAATAATCTGTTTTAGAAAATTGTCCGTTAGCTGCGCCTATAATTTGTAGTCGTCCATTCATAGGTTTTTCTTCAGCAGAATATTCAACACCTGTATCTTTTGGTAGTTTTAAACACATTACAGAAGATAAACCTGTATAGAGTCTACCTTGATGTATGTGCACAGGATTATACTCATGTGCTTTCATTTCATTAACCCAAACAGAGTTTATAGATTTATGTGTTGGACCTATCTTGTTCCAATCTGTGTAGTGATCAAAGACACTATGAAACCATTTTAATATGTCATCCGGTAAAAAACAATGTTGATGAATTTTATCGTTTTTAGGTCCGGAGTAAAATAAAGACACTTCGTCCTGTATTTTACCTACTAACTGTTTGTTAGCTTTCGGTAATTGTTTCTTTTGTCTTTCGTAGATTTCATTAAGACCTACGAATATTTCCAGGGGGACCTGGTATTTTAAGACCGTCTGACCTAAATAAACAAAGTCGAACTTCATTTTAATTTTTTAGTTTTCTTAGCGTCTAAAGATAAAGTGTTTTCTCTCAAACCTTTTTCTAAAGCTTCTAGTTGTCCTAATACATTAAACAC